CAAGCGTTCCTCTTACATATAATTTTAGGGTTTCGTTTGGAGAGAGATCTTCGAAAACTAAATTTTCGAGTATATGTCTTGTTTTATCGTATAAAAGTATGTTACCAACACATGGATTCGTCATATTTATTTCATTTTTTAAATTGATGAATCATAAGTTAAATACTCAATAAGTATATATGTGTCATTTCTGGGACAAATAACGATTTTAAAACATTTATTTAAAGTTATTTTTGATAATTCGTTATAAAAATAATCATAAATCTCATGAACTCTATTCGGTTCTACGCTCAGAATAGCATGTCCCGCATCGTAAACGGTGTGACGACTTATAAGAGTATTGGCAATTCTTGCAAGCTGCACCGGATTTATAAAATTAGTTTTCCTTCTGGTCAAAAGTATATTGGACAAACTGTGAAAATGCCCGATGAACGTCTCAAGGAACATCGACGGGAGTCATCTCAGTGTCATAGGCTAAAACATGCTCTCCGGTCAAACCTCGAATTCAAATTGGACACAGTTGCGGTCGTAGGTCCTCATCAGGTTCATGCTGTAGAAAAGATTGCTATTGCTCTCGAGGATTCAACTGGACCAGACGGCCTTAATATAACTATCGGGGGAGCTGGAGTGAAGAAGCCAAATGAAAAATACGAAGAATACAAGAAGCATGTTAATGACATGTACGATAAATTGAAGCGAGGATCTTTCGTATCGTATGACGTTTTGTTTATGAAAAATGAAACTATGCTAACAGAAGAAGAATTTCAAGCCATCAAACGACTTTTGTAAAGATCAATGAGTTTCTAACAGCTTTACGCGTTCTTCGAGAGTTTCAAGAGACTTCACTCGTGCTTCTAATTCGTCGATACGAGACACGCTCCACTTGAGTGCACCATACATAGTTTTATAAATTTGATCTGCGTCGAGAACCTTACCATCATTTAGACCGAACATACTCCGTTCTGATACTGCCTTCGGGATGTATTTTTCAACGTCTTGTGCGATCCATCCTACTACGTTTTTGTTAGTATCTTTCGTTGATACTTCATCGTTTAAAGAGTATTTCTTGAGATCGAGGTGTCGGATAATATCAACACAATTGTGTAAATTTGCCATTGTGATGCCGTTCTTGAGTCGCATGTCGGATGGAACTAACCACGTTCCACCACCGGATTTATATCCGGTTCCGTTTACCAAAGTCAAATCCCCACTGGTACCAGACAAAAGCAAATTTCCATTCGTCGTTAATAGTAATTCCCCCGGTTGAGTTGCACCGTAAACAGACCCGTTGACGAGCATAACGGAATTAGATACGTTCGTCAAGTTCGCATTCCTTCCCATTACGACAGATCCCGTTTTATCACCCGTTCCAGTTCTGATCATATTGATTGATTCTCCGATCACGTGTGTTTTATTATATAAAGTTCCCATGGTTATACTTTGACCGAGTATAGTACAATCCTTGATGTCCACACCGGAAGCTCCTAAGACACCTACTAGATTATTTGAACCTACGATGATCGTTCGTTTCAGATCTTGGAGATTTCCTACGAGGTTGTCATACCCGAATATATAAGTATCCTGTATAGATGACTGAGTGTAACTACTAGAATTTAATTGTCTCCCGATGTACACACATCGGTTTTCTACGGATGATTGTATAGCAGACCCTATGAACACATTATTGTCCCCGGCAAGAGTTCCTCCGATGCCAGATCCTACGATTAAATTAGTGTTTCCTGTAGCGCTTGAACCGGCATTAAATCCTACACAGATATTTTTATTACCAGACACATTACCACCACTTCCAGTTCCTACGAAAGTATTCGACAGTCCCTCAGATTGACTACCTGCCCTAACTCCGACAAATACCGATAAATTTCCTAGCGAATTTAGTCCAGACTGATATCCCACAAATGTGTTCTGATTATCTACGTTTCTCGAACCACCTGCGTCGGCTCCAATCATCGTATTACAACCTCCAGCCGTATATATCGTTCCAGCGTTCGCTCCTAAAAACGTGTTCTGTGTTGCAGAAGTAACAAGATTCCCAGCCTTAAATCCTACGAATGTATTTTGAGTCCCGGTAATAAGACGCTCTCCTGAAAAAGCACCCACGCTCGTATTCGAGTTACCACCGCCACATGAAGAAAAGCCCACCGAGGTGTTCAAAGAACCAGCTCCCGATAAATTTCCAGAAGCAACACCCAAATATGTATTACATGAACCACTACTCAAAAGTGGAGCCGCTTTAGCGCCCACGATGGTGTTGCTAGTTCCCGCAACAATTGCTGATCCACAACTGTATCCCACGAGTGTGTTCTCAAACGAGGTTGTACCAGTCAACATACCACTTTGACTGCCGATGATCGTATTTCGCTGACCTCGACCGCCCGTATCGTATCCAACGAAGGTATTTAGATTTCCATTTATTAGTCTATCTCCTGCGAATGTTCCCAATACCGTATTTCTCTCTCCAACGCTTATATTACCTCCGGCCTGAAATCCCATGATCGTATTCAACGTCCCCGAAATACTGGGCGCGACCGCATAACCCACGAGTGTATTGTTTCCACCACTTGCTTTATTTCCCGTAAATGAACCGATAAACGTGTTATTATTTCCAATATTTCCTGTAAATGATCCGATAAACGTGTTATTATTTCCAGATATTGTACCACTTCCCGCCTTAAATCCCATGATCGTGTTCAACGTCCCCGAAATATTAGGCGCGACCGCAAACCCCACGAGCGTATTGTTTCCAACCCCAGAAGAATTATTTCCCGTAAACGAACCAACAAACGTATTATTATCTCCAACTCTTCCGGTTGAGAATCCTACATAGGTGTTGTAAAATCCGTCTGAACCGAACGTGCCACTTCCTGCACCTATACAAGTGTTATTACTAGAATTTCCCACAAGAGCTCCGGAGTACGCTCCCACAAAAGTATTCAATGTTCCATTCACACTAAATCCACTAGCCACACCGATTAACGTATTGTTACTTCCCGAACTAAGGGAACCGGAGAGCCCCCCTACGATCGTGTTCGACGAACCTACTTCTTGACCTGCATATGAACCCAGTATGGTGTTGAGGTTTCCTATTTGTGAAGTACCTGAATTATACCCGACAATCGTGTTATCATCGTCCATACGGTCACCAGATTTTGCACCCACAATGGTATTTGAATTTCCCGCACGTACATTACCTGATTGATACCCGACGAACGTATTAAAGTTTGTTGAATCAGAAACATTGTAACCTGCTTCGTATCCTACGAACGTAGAAAATTCTCCTCCATTATAACCTGCATTTCTCCCCACGAAAGTAGACTGTGATGAATTTCCGGCAAGGTATCCAGATTTCGCTCCAACTCCGACGGTTCCCGATGCGTTTTGGGCGAATGAACCTGAATCGGAGCCGACCCATACATTGTTTGACCCGGATATCGTGTTCATCCCTGCACCACGTCCTATTGCAACAGAATCGCTTTCAAGAACTGAATTTTGTCCAGCTTTGTAACCCACGAATACATCTCTCGAACCATTGGTCAAATGTTGACCTGCGTATGCCCCTATCAAAACGAGTTCTGTTCCGTTTTGAAGATCTTCACCTGCATGAGGCCCGATGATAACAGAATCACTGATGTTACTTGCATTCCCACCACCGTTATATCCGATGATAATCGTGTCGTACACATTCGATATATTAGATCCCGCCTGATATCCGATGAAGATATTGTTTCCGCCATTTATATTATTCTGGCCTGCGCGAACTCCAAGATATACGTTCGAATCACCGTTCTTTGCAAATTCCCCCGCTTCGAACCCTACGTAGACGTTGTCGGAACCATTGTCCGTCCCAGCACCGGATTGTCCACCAACATACGTATTACAATCACCAGTTCGTGCATATCGCCCAGAAGATTCTCCTACGAAAGTAGAATTGTTTACGTTATATGCATAATAACCTGCTGCCGCCCCTATTGCAACATTTTTTGTCCCTGAAATAGCCCTTCCCATTGATTTCCATCCCACAGTCGTGTTATAACTCGATTTCTGCATCGCTGCCGCGGCTTCGTAACCAACTGCGGTGACACCAATAACATTCGCTGCTGCACTAAGCACTCCCGTACCAACGCCTACAGATGATTCTGTGTTTTGAATCGTGTATCCGGCGTACGCACCTACCAATGTCGTATTCGATACGGTTCCTGATTGGTTCATTGCATTCGCCCCAACGGCTGTGTTTTTTTGGGATGATCCTCCGAGTATGACTTTGGTGCCTGCATTAAGACCGACAAACGTGTCATCGTAGCCATCAACCAGCGAAATGTGATCCAATTGGAGAGAATATGCTCCCGTCCCCCCAAATTTATAATCTTGGAAATTCTTAGCTGGCTGCATATATCTACTGAATACTCATATTATTATTAATGTTTATAAACGACCCAGGCTCCGCCCCTGCCAGGAAAAAGCGGTCCGCCGACACCGCAGGTTGGGACCGTTATAAAAACTTAATATATACGATGTAGTGTAAACCATGGCAATCACAAAGCCATTGCTCGCCGCCACATTAGAAAACATCGAAGACGTGCAATTCCCGTGCTTGGTAACTCCTAAAATAGATGGTATAAGGAGTGTGAAGCAAACACAGATGCTCTCGAGAACTTTCAAACCAATACGAAATGTCATCATGAACAAATTATTGGCCGAACTGCTACCAGATGGCTCTGACGGTGAAATTTCTATCGAAGGCGCTACTTTTCAGGATACAACAAGTGCCGTGATGACTGGGTACATAGAATATAACGATCGGTTTTCGTATTATTGGTTCGACTATGTTACAGACGACCCTCTAAAGAAATATAGCGATCGTGTAGAAGATATGAAGAAGTTCGTTGCCGACCATCCTCACACTCTAAAACACAGCCAAGTGAAAATCATCCCTTTGATTCCAATTGAGATTAATAACATTACGGAATTACTACAATACGAACGTGATGTTCTATCAAAAGGTTTTGAAGGAGTGATGATCAGAAAGCCAGATGGAAAATACAAGTTCGGTCGTTCTACCTTGAAAGAAGGTATTTTACTGAAGATGAAACAGTTCAAAGATGCGGAGGCAACTATCGTTTCGATGTCTGCGCTACTTAAAAACACAAACACTAAAACAAAGGATAAATTTGGGTATTCTAAACGTTC